GCTTCCTTATACTGCTCACCAGTACGCAAACGAGTCTGCATAGCAGTACGAGTCATTTCCAACGGAGTCCGGAAGATCTGAGTGTAGTTATACCACTTCGTCGGATCATACCCTACTGCATCAGGCATAGCAGCACCCTCAGCATTAGCATTACCAATGATCAAAGCTGCATCACAGTTGCTCAGATCACCAGCAGATGAGTTATCATCATTCTCCAAAAGTACTACCTGGAGAGCAGAGTTAGCACCACTTACATTTCTACCAATAACCTTAGCTACACAATCTACAGTGAGGTCACTAGCATCACGAAGTAGAGCAATGTGACCGATACGGAAATGTCCAATATCAGCTGCACTCATTTTAACATACAGCTGATCATTGGCAAGACCACCACTCACATAAGCTGTACCAAGACCCGAGTCAGTATAAACTCCAGTTACAGTAGCACGCTGAGTGGCCAGAGATTTAGTCCACCAGTTGAATTCAGGATCAGTAGTTTTCTCACTTGCCATCTTACTTAAAATTGCAGTAAGAGGGGCAGAGCCATTAGGATAACGATAGAGAATTGCTTCACGCCAATTTTTAGGCCGCTGATCAGTTGCCCAGTCACCAGTTCCACGCATACCAAGAAAAGCCATGATAATCACCTTAATTTAAATTTTAGATTATACCGCTGCACTAAAAGGAGTAGCAGTATCAGAGCCAGTAGGACAACTTACTACACCATTTACAGCCCATACATCAGTAGCTACATCAATCAGTTCGATGAAATCACCAAGTTGCCCGCCTGTACCTGTCCCATCAAGAGTAATGGTATCAGCATTAGCAGGAGCAGGATACATAATTGCAGCAATAGTGCCTACAAGATCAGCATCCTGATTGATAACATTACCGATAAAGTTTGCATTAGTAGTATCAGCTACTACAATTACATAATTAGAAGTATTTACTACACTTACGATAAACTTAAATCTAGCACCAGAACCTGTAGCCTCAGGAAGAGTGAGAGTAACAAGAGCATTACCACCTACTTCACCTAGCATACAAACTCGATCTGAATGGTCAGATACTGTAATTGCCCCAGTTTCTACAATAGTTACTACTCTACCAGTAAGGTCACAAGATCTTACAATCTCATCTGCAGTAGCAGTATTACCATCACACACTCCATTAACTTCAGCAGCCGTTGCAAGATTATTAATCTTAGCAATACTTACAACACCTGCATTAGTGATAGTAAGATCCTGACTAAGAGCTACACTAGTCATTGTAGTACCATTACCTACAAGAACTTTAGCATCACCCTTACCATCAAGAGCTGTGGCAACGCCGCCAGCATTGCCAATTAGAACACTACCCTGAGCCAAAGTTACCTCACCAGCAGTAACAGCCCCAATAGCATTAAAATTACAACTAGTGCTAGTACCTATGTTCTCATACAGTCCAGTAGAACCAGTTGCTACATCTCTGTCAATATAAAGACAGCCTTTAGCATAACCTGATGTAGCATTAGATGGAACATCTGTACCGGTAGCCATAGAGATATCTTTATTTCTATCTCTCATAATTACCAGAATTTGTCCAGACGTTCCTGCAAGACTGGCAGCTACTGGAGAACCCCAAGGATTCAATCCAGCTTTTGTTAGCTTACCAAGAAAACTCATGTTCATTCCTCCTTATACATAAGAGCTTTCAAACTCAATGAGATTGAGAGCTCCCGTTTGTGAAGCATTAGCCTGCAAGAAGAACATAAACGGAATAATCACTTCACCTGCATCAAAGGAGAAGGAAGCTACAACACTGGGAGCATTACCATCTACTGCAAAGGTAACTGCACCATCAGCTGCTACATTAACACGAAGTTCATGAGCTTCAGTATCAGCCCAATTCTCAGTAGTATCAGTAGTAGCCGTATCACCAGCATTCAGAATGGTCTCAATCTTAATGTCACCGCTAATTACATTAAGAACTGCCATTTCATCATAGTCATCCAGATTGGTCTGATAAGCTTCAGCCTTACGGAAACCGAAGGCACAATCATCAGTACCAGCTACAGTTGCGATGGAGAACTTAAGTCGTGCATAGAATGCAGAACCTACTGTATATGCACGAAGAGCACGAGAAGTAATACCACCAGCAAATGCAATCTCACGACCATCATCATCAGTCTGATCACCAGCTACTGAACAACCAGTAGTGGATAGAGAACCAAGACCGATAATCGTCTGAGTACCTTTAGCTACATACTCAAATACATTGGTGCCAAACTGGGCAGTATTTGCAGTATCAGCAGTACCGCTGGGATTAGCAGTAGTAGCATTAATTACCTGACAGACGGGTTGAACTTTAAATTCTTCCAAACAATACCTTTTACTATTAGAAGCCTTCACAGCTCCAGTAGCTTTAAGGTCACCTTTCATCAATGCGTCAATAAATACACCTTCACCAGCCATAACTTTTATCCTCCACTAATCTGTGATTAGATCATTAATTTCATCTTGAAATCCACTAGACGGTGCTTTAGGAGTTCTAGCTCCAGTACTACCACCAGGCAAAGAAGGCTTAGGTTTTACTGTTTCTTTCTTTTCACCTTCTTCAACTGCTGCCTGAATGTTTAGAATTTCTTTAGTACGTTTAGCAGCCTCTTCAACTACTTGACTAATGTTCCAGTCAGGATGCTCAGCATGTACTTCATTAGCTACATGCCCAACGTACTGTTTTACTCTCTTAAGTTCAGGATACTTAGAGTAAAATTCCATAGCTACGTCTCTCAAACCTGCCTGACGCTGTACAAAACTCCCTACTACATTAGGAATAGCTGTAAGAGTTTCCTGTTTAGTTTGCTCCTTTACTACAGTCATGGTATCAATCATAAACTTCATGAAATTCTCTTTTGACTCCATAACTGCATCAAAGTCAAGATCTTTGAAAATATCTTCTAGACCTACAACTTTGGTTGGGGCAGTAGTAGTTTCAGTAGCTGGAGTAGTAGGAGTACTTTCCTTAGGCCCTGACAACTTATCTACTAATTCTGTTAATGTAGCCACCTGTGTTTTCAAAGCAGTGACTTCATCAACAGCTACAGGAGATACAACTTCCGGTATAGCAGGTACTACTTCCCCACTTGTTTCCTTAGCAGGCTCTTCACCCGTAGGCTTTACATCTGCGACTGGTGCAGGCGGAGTTACTTCAGAAGTTGCAGGCTCTGCAGGAATAGTAGCATCCGTACTAGTAGCTGTAACCTCAGTAGTATCAAAAAGATCAGCAATTACTTCAGCGTTTCCAGTTCCAGTATCCTGATTGTCAGTGGCCGAAGCTTCTACAATAGGATTACCATTTTCATCTAGTGCCATGTTACATCTCCTCTTCGTTTGTGTTAGGGTGCTTGTTATCTTCCATAGAGTTATTATGGAGATCTTTAAAAATGTCTGCTACAAGTCTAAGTACTTTGATAGCTCCTCGTGTTTCAAGATACTTCTTACTATCACAGTCCTCATTAAAGTCACGCATTTGTTCTATACGGAGTGAGATTTCATTTAAAAAGTCATCATGAATAGAACTCTCAAGAAATCCAGATAGTGCTGCTGTACTAGATTTAGGAGAGTAATCTCTATTCTGCTCTAGCACAAAACTTTTTAGATCCATATTACCTCCACCTTTTTCCGGGTTGTTCGCACTGGCCTCGCAGGCTCGGCCATGTGCTCACAAAACATGAGAAACAGTTGGGCTTGTCAGGCCACTGTCCTACATGATAGTTAGTATATTAACAGCAAACAGCACTTTGAAATAGTATAAGCACGGTACTATTAAGTTAATGGAACCAAGTTCCCTGCTTCTACTCCACGTGTTACTGCTTCATTAGACATTGATTTAGCTTGTATACCTCCTCCTCTTTTAACAAAGTCGTTGACATTCTTAGCTCCCAGGTTTCTAGCTATGTGGGTAAAGATTCTAACCACATCGAATTTCTGTGCTAGTTGTAGATTCTGACCCAGGATTTGAAATAGCTGAACCCAAACATCTGCATAGTTTCCACCAGGGATTGAACCATCTCTAACCATTACATTATAGTTTATGTCCAGCTGGTCAGGACTTACTATGATTCTACCTCGATCCATTGACTGTCCATACTCTTGCATGAGTACATCTTGCCAATCCCCGGCCATACGGATATAGGAATCATTAGTCATCATCTGTTTGTTGTGATAACCAAAGAACATTCCAATATCTTGCAGTCCCTGCATACCTACTACCTTAGCTATACGTTCAAGACGGTTAAGTCCTCCAGCCCTTGTACCTTGGAATTCAGCCCCAGTAAGCCTATCAGGACCTCCCTGTCTGAGAGATCCTGACATGGCTGAATCGGCTCCAGAAATCCTGTCCATCCACTGAACCAACCATGTCGAGTCAGCAATGTTGCCCCTTGTGACGTCTGAAATCCCAAGTTGCATAGCGACATCTTTAACTCCCTTACCCCAAGCGGGACGACGAAGTCTAATGAGCTTGCCAGGAGATGGATTCTTAAGGTCATTACTATTTACCAAATAAGGGTCATAGATTATCATATCGTTAATGGCCTTACGCACATTAGCAACATGACTGTTGAACATAAAGTCAAGTACTCCTTGCATGCCATATAGGATTTCAATCCTACTAATGGGAGCCAAAGAGTAGCCATCATAATCTGGGGCGATAACACTCACGGGGTACTTATTGTGATCCAAGTTAGCGGGCTTGGCCTTGAGTACAATCTCATCTGCACCAAGTTCAAAGTACCACATCTCAGGGTATTCGTTATTACTAAGCCCCCAATCCTTTGGGATCATACGAATGAACATCTTAACCCTGTCGGTAGCATTTGAAATATCATCTGCAAATCTATTCTGAGTGTCCATTCCACTCTTAGTATTCCTACCAGAGTTGTCTCCAGTAAATAGTGCCGACCTTCTCCCCTTCAACTTCCTAAGATACTTAACATTGAATAGTTCTTCATCATTTCTCTCCTCGTCCAATAGAGTCATGATGTTAGTGTTATTCAACCAGCCGGTAAATTCGCCAGCCTGAGGAGTATGAATAGGTACGTTAGTGTCAGGTAAGTATAAGTATGGGTCAATATTCTCAAGTGCATTCCCCTCGAACAGAAGTTGATTTTCAAGTACAGTAGTACTCTTACTACCAAATCCCAAGAACCCCCCACTCACCTTCTTCACAGACTTCCTACCATACTCAGTTACCCAAGTAGGAGTCACTACTCCAAATCCATATGAGAAGGCATCCCTCGCTTGGGTGTGGAGATTGAGTCCAATCTTATTCTTAATACACTGGAGTGCAATCAACTTCTCCAAAAGGATAGCTCCCACTACATCAGAAGGGCCGACTCCCTCATATCGGAAAATAGGATCCTGGAGAAATGCTGCTACATAATAGCTGAGCAAGGTCTCCAGTACCGTGTAAGAGTATGGAAAAACAATAGAGACAGGCTTCCTAGAATCCTTCTCCTTAAGAAGTTCCTCTTTCTCATCTGTAGGAATGTAGGCAGTAAGAGTGAAGTCCACCTTATTCCATGCAGCATGCCTCCTACTCATAATCTTAGCACTACTAAAGGCCCTCTCCATTACTTCATCACGGATCTTATTATGAAGTTTGGAGCCAGGAGTTAGGTCCAACCCACTTGGGTAAGCATACTCATACCTCTCTCCGAAGTTTGGATTAGATGACCTATAATTACCTTCCCCTCTCAAGATTGGAGGCATAGTTTCCACCGTTTGCTATATTGATTTAATCAACGTAGGGTTAACAAATAAGCCCCATATCATCTTCATTCATCTCATTCTCACATTCCAACGTATCGAACTCTTCTTCCTCAGGTATCTCTTCAGTATCATCTGAGGGGTCGAAGAACACTGCTTGCTTATCCATTACATAGTTGATGTAAGCCAGGGCATCCATAACGTCCCATAGCTTAGATCTTGGAAACCCTAATAGTTGAGACTCCAACTTTCCACAACAACTCTTATTGTGGAAGATATATCCGAGCCTATAGAGAGGGGCTAGTGTTGCAACCCTTTCCTCTTTCGAACGCTTAGCTGGTAGCTCAAGGAGTATGGGATGCTTGTTCCTAATCCTACACTCATTCTCAATAGGTTGGGTTATAAAGTTACTAAGCCCAACTGCATCATATCCCAAGATGAATGAATTATAGACAGTAACCTGTCGGAACATCTCCTCGTAGAGTTCATCAGGGTAATACTTCCTACTAACCACATCCCTAACAAATATCTTCCTACTGGTGCGATCAATAGCTACTGTAATAATTGCTGAGTCCGCACTCTGTAACTTTACAGTACGAGCAGGATCCACTATAGTTATGTGAAGAAGATTATAAGTTCTAATCTCCTCCTTCTCTTTCCCCTTAACCTCAACAGTCAACTTATCAACTAGATCTTCAAAGTACTTAAAGTACTCCTGCTTAAAAACTGCATCCTCAGCAGAGATAGGGATATTCATCCTCTCCATATAGAAAGCATCTAATGTTCCCAGCCTTCTATGCTCTTCAACCTCAGCCTGAATTTCAGCATCGGTCATATAGTTAGGGTCATAACTCTTATAGTTATCATCACAAATGGAAAGTTGAATAGATGCCCACTCAGGAGAATCTATCAAATCTACAAGAAGTGAATCCTCATGTTTGATTGTATCTATATAGATAAAGACACAGCCCGAAGAGTACTTATCTTCAGTCTTCATCAAATCAGAGTGAAACCATTCCTTAAGCTTCTTCCTATTCTCCTCACTCTTAATCTCATTCTTATCTTCAAGGTCATCTATGATAACCAAGTCAGGACGATTATTTGCCCAGTTAAGTCCACGAACCTGCTGGCCGGCACCACGGGGAAGAATGAATGTGGAGCCATAAGCAGTCCAAGCACTCTTGGAGAAGCTCTCATCCATCATTCCATCTGTGCCAATAGAGTTCTTAATGTTCCCAAAGAGTCTCTTAACCTGACTATTGGACAGTAAGTCCCTCTTCATATTCTCCGTCTGCATCTCAGCACTAGTTGCTGAATTGCTCAGGTAGACGATAAACTTGGACAGTCTAAATAGGATGGCCCTCATTGCTACTGCCCTGGCTATGGAGGTCTTACCAATACCACGAGGTGCAGCAATAGCTATCTTCTTATGACCCGCGTTAATAAGATCAAAAATCTTCTGATGAAGGATTGAGAAGTCAGCATAGAATATATCCGAGAATATAATCCCACATGTAGCTTTAATGTCTACAATGCAATGTGCTAAGACCTCATCTAATCCAGTATCTTCTAATTGAGACATTAGAGTCCTTAAAATGTAAAGAGAACTATACCAGCCGCCCCTGCACCATACCCTATAATATCCCCAGAATCAAAATGCTTATCTGTGGATTCTTTAATCAACCCAAGAGCAAGTGGTACAGCGATCATAGTCACACGAAGTTTCCAACCAGTCAAACCAGAATGCTCTTTGATTAAGTACGCGATTCCTGCCCCAACAGTTACATGAATGGTATCATCAAACCCAGAATGCTCGACAAAGGTGTTCATGTTCCGCCATTCGTTTGCTATCGCTTGGCATGGTAATAATAACACTAACAAAACAACCAGTGTTTTCATGATTACGCTCCAGCCTCGTATTCTCCAGATATATGTATTGTTTTCTCTGTCCCACTAGGCATTTCAGTTGTCGTTATATAAGCGGCATTTACACCATTTCCCATACCTATAAGCCGAACACTATCCACACCTGGCAAAACCCTAGCTGATATTTGAGTTTTGCTGGCTCCCCAACTCCAGGCATTATTTGAATAATGAACAGAAGCCGCATAAACTCCTGGTGCACCACTATCATCATTCTTGGCAAGATAGGGTAATCCAGTTATGAGTATAGACCCCGAAGCAGTGGTAAATGTTGGGGTAAAAGTTATGTTAATAATAAACTTTATTGTATGGCCAGTTCTCCAATACCGACCTTCTGCATAGGCATAGGTGACAGATAAATCACCAGGAGTTATAAAAGTAACTGCAGGTGTAAAACGTCGCCAGCCATAAGACGCACCACCCGCCATAGTGTAAGTAAACCTCACTCCACTTTCTATAATAGGCTCACTTGCACCATTCGCACCTATATAGCTATACATAATATTATCAAACGAGCTCATATTCGTACCAGACTCCGCGACTACTCCCCCAGTGTAAACTGTATATGCGGAGGTATTATCCGGTTGAGTAGTCCAAGCTTCACTAACAGTAGCAATTTTAGTTGCTCCATCATAACTTGAAATATTCCTCTGTTGACCGGCACCAGTTCCAGTACCCGTAATTTTTATGTTTCTCCCTTCGTACTGTAAATCATCCGTGCTTGCTGTAGCATCAAGAGTTATTGTGCTTGCACCTCCGGCCTGTGCCGTTCCTGTATGTGAAGCCCCCCCTAAGTCCGGTTTGATAAATGTATTGTTTTTGGCGACACTCGCCCCTGTCGCAACATCCCGACCATATAACCGTACTGCAACTCCCTTACCATAAGTATAAGTGTACATGCCTATCCAGGTATTATTTCCACCACCCTGTACCTGGAGAGCATCACCATGAATAGTAACTATAACAATGTTTGTGTAGGTTCCCTCGTTACAGTCATGTAACTCGGTTCCAATCTGCTGCCAACCTATGGTAGTAGTGCTGTCTGCGCTGCGAGCTGCCCAAACTGTTACACTTTCCCAAACATTAAACTGAGTTGCATTATTCCCCTCAGTTACTGTTGATGCACCAGAGAGGACATTCTCACGAATGCCCACTAAAAGAGGTCGATACACCAGCAGATTTTTAAACTTAGATCGTTTAACTGAAATAACATCTATACCATAGTCAGCGATACCAGCGCAGTCTATCATCAGCCCTTTCACAGAGACGCTTTCTTTTGCGTATGCAGCAGCATCTGTGGTCTTTACCCGAATAACAGGTGCACTAGCTGTAAAACCAGCTAGGGCGACAATGCGAGATTTCGGTACTGCAAGGAAGTTTGCACTAGCATAATTTGCAGGTGTTGGATACTGCCCGCCACCAATGCCTTTCAGTTCTGCTCCAGAAGGAATCTCAATTGTTATAGAAGTCGCACAAGTTTCATCTTCAATCCATACCTGTGCCCCTTCTTTATAACTTAATGCAGTATTGATTATCGCGCCATCATCGGTTGTCCCGTCACATTTTGCTCCGAACCATTTAGGACTTACAGGGCCAGGAGCTGTCCCAGAAACTACTAAATTAGAACCAAAAATTCTATGTAATCCAGCATTAATAGGCCCATTAAGAACTAGAGTTTCAGTGCCTCCACCAGCAATACCAGCAATAGATCCTCCACAAGTAAAATCCAGTACTATATTAGATGTCTGAGTTAGTGTAGTTCCATCTGCAACTATATTATCTTGACAAATAGAAAGTCTAGTAGGGGTGACTGCTCCAATACTAGAAAATGCTACAGCTAGAGATGAATAGTCATAATCTGATCTAAAAGTCTTACTATTAAACTTTGTAGTATTAAGAGTAATAACTCCACTAGCAGTCAAATCCCCAGTAATTGAAGTATCATCTCCAACTGTTAGATCATTATCAAAAGTTCCACTTCCTGTAGTATGTAGGTCTTTAAATGTATTAGTCCAATCTGTCCCTACATTACCACTATCTCCATCAAAGAGTGCAAAGGCACTATTAGTACACCCTACAAATGAAGAAAGAAAGAAAAGTGTTGCTATGATGATTTTATCCACGTAGCATTTCATTTATTCTGATCTCCTAGTTTAGGCCCAAGTTCCTAACATTCCACAAATCATCCACTGTCCAGCTGCTACACACTCTATCTCAATAAATGCTGCTTTATCCTCAGCAGCAGTTGAATTAACTATGGAAGTGCCAGCTGAACCATCAGCAATAGTATCTGACCCACCAGCTGTGATAGTTAGATTTCCTGCTCCCAACTTATGAACCCTAACCCAATTCCCTACATTGGCCAATACCATTTCTGGCAAAGTTAGGGTAACAGCACTTGCAGAGTTTACAGTATAGACTTGATCTAGAGTAGTGAGAGTAGTTGAGGTATTCTGAGCACTTACTGTCCTAGAATAATCTCCACCAATAGCAGCTTCATTAGCATTAGCTAATGCCGCAATAAGGCGAATATAAGCGGGCCAATCTACTACAAAATCATCATCTGCTGGTTTGGTAGCATCTACTGCCATAATCTTTCTCCTAGGTTACATACCCATAGCAAACATAGTTAATGTATGAATTACAAAATCATCAGCATCTGTAATATTTCCAACGTATACTTCTATGTAATCATTAGTAGCTAATGAAATCATAGAATGCATAGCAGTACTTCTTATACCACTAGCAGTAGTTACTTGATTCAAGATCTTACTTCCAGCAACTACTGTACCATTCTTAGCAATCCCAACTACAAAAGTATCGTTAGCGGTATCAGGAGCAAAAGAGATTGTACTGGCCACATGAAAAGTCTTTGTATTTACCCCTATGTATCTGAGTCTACCATTATCTGCCCCATCATTATCGAATTCCATCTCATTGTTCAAAGATGTAATAGGATCAACTTTAACCATATTGGTTGAGCCGTCAGATACAGTTGCTATAGCAATTGCTGTACCAGTAGTACTAAAGTAACTTATCTCCCCCATAGGGAGATTTAACTTTTCTGAAGGGGTTAAGTTTTTAATAGTAACAGAATCAGGAAGGCCTATAGTAATAGTGCCATCTCCATCATTTGAAACTGTAATTTCATCAGTAGTGCCAGCAATCCAAGCAGTAAGATCAGTAATACTCACCAACTTTTTATCTGCATCTGCTGCAAATAATCGTAACGCTGTAGCTGCACTGATCTTTACTGTAATAAATTCTGGCGATGCTCCAGTATGTATATCCTGAGAAGTACTTAGAGTTATTGTTCCATCACCATCGTCTGATGAAGATATTTGATTTAGTGTTCCAGCAATCCAGTTTGTAAGATCAGATACAGAGGCCAATCCCTTAGAAGCATCACTAGCAACCAGTCTGGAAGCACTTAAAGTTTTAAACTTAATATCTAGAGCCGAATACTTACCAGCAACAGCTATCCAAAAACCTCCAGTGCCATCAACTATAAAAGGTACATCTTCTCCAGCTGCTACAGCAGTATCCCACGCATAGTAAGTAAAGGCATCTCCAGCTGTATCCACTTGGTAAGCCATGAGAATAGTGCCACCACTACTACTCAACCCATTCAACTCAGCAGAAGGATCGTCTATATTAACAACCTCAACTGCTAGAACTGTCATGCCACCTAGATCATCAAGTCTAAGTACATGTGCGGGGTCTGTAGGAGCAGCATCTACTTTAATAGGGCTAGATGTCTCTATAGCATTAGTAAATGTAGCATCATCATACCCGAAAACACCAACAGATGATCCTATATTTATAAACTTAGTAGCCATTAAATTTCCACTATCATCATTACAGTAGCAGTTGCCTCAGCTCCTACTACATAAAGTTTCTGAGGCTTGCCACTAAGTTGGATTACCTTATGATCATATACATCAGCAGCCTTAACCTTAAAGATAATAGGGCCACTTGCAGAACCCTCTCTAACAATCAAAATGTTATCGGTGGCAGCTGGGATGAATTGTAGAGATTTAGCCCTAACACCATTGGGCCTAGCACCACCTGTAAGTCCTAGGGGTTGCAGATGTAATATCAAATGCTGCAGTCCCATCAAAAGTTATAGTAAAGAAACTCTCACCTGCTACAACTGTATTAGACATTACTATACCTCACTAAAGTTATTAACCCACCAACTCTTAACATCAAACTGTGGGCAAGTTTTACCTTTGTTAAGATCTCGATGTCCAAGTATCTGTGCATTCTTATAGGTAAATTTAAGACCTTTGACTAACTTCTCAAGAGCGCTCCACTGTTCAATAGTGAAGTTGGCCTCAGGCTTACCTCCAACCATGCAGATTCCAATACTATTGACATTATACCCATAAGCATGGGCACCTATTACTTCAATGTTCCGGCCCTTTTCTACTACACCATTCCTACGAATTACATAGTGATAGCCAATATCCTTCCAGCCTCTTTCCTTAATATGCCAACCTCTAATCTCCTTAGCTCCAATGTCCATAGAAGCAGGAGTATCAGCACAATGGATGACTATCATTTTTATAGTACGCATTACTTTAAATCCCTTAGTAAAGTTTTAATATCACTAAGTCCTTTATCTAAAGTTTCCTCTATTCTAGAGACTCTGCTCATTAGGCTTTCAGTTGAGTGTTGCTTATCTTGCTGACACATAGAACATGTATCTCTATAGATTACATCTCTTTCAAGCTGTACTAATCTCTTCTCTTGAATATTAAGACGATCTCTAAATCCAGCCCAAGTCAAGAATGATCCAAAGATAGCACCGGCTCCACCACTGAATATAGGATCCATAGTAGTGCCTACATACGTAATACTGGAAGATTACGAGATTCCCTTACCTTGCTATAAATGGAAAGGAGTGTTGAGATACCTGTAATTAAGCCTACTATAATATCAACAGTCTGAGCTTGCATATCAGCATTGAAATCATAACCTAGAGCTGTAAGTCCAAGGCCTACCATAGATAGGACTGCTACACCAACTCTACCACGTACAGCACTTATGATTAGTCTATCAGTCATGACAACTCTCCTTATAGATCAGTAGACATTTGGTTAGAAATCATGGCCAGCTCTTTAGCCTTTTCTTTAATCCTTTCTATATCTTCCATGGTAAAATGGCCGTGAACATTCCTACTATCAATCCTCTGAGTAGGTTTCCCTATCTCACGATCAATAAGACCATTGGCTTCCTTAAGAATCCCAGTAGCACTTACTTCCTTACCTAGGACAGTACCACTTTCAATGGCCTCTCTTACTCTCTGAATAGCTAGAGGAGCAAGGTCTGCAATCTCCTTAGCCAGTTCAATGGTGCCAGCATCCCGGGCTGCTCTCATCACGGTGATTTTATCTTTAACAACTGGAGAGTTCCTAACATTGGAAATCTGCTGAGCACACACTCCCAGAGCTTCAGAGATCTCCTGGTTATTCTGCCCTAGGACTATCCTTCTAGCGATCTCATGATGCTTATCCCACATTTCTGCAACTTGCCAACCTCTCTTCTTCCCATCTCCAGATGTAACTTTACGCCCATCCTTACGCTCTGGATTGAGGTAGCGATCACTGGGATAGGAGTAAGTTACATCCTCACCAGCAGCATTTGTTTTAGTATATCCTACAGTATCCAAACCTGGGCCTCCTATTGTGCCTACATATTACCATACATAAAGGGGGAAATCAAGGCATCATTTGGTGTATTAGAAGCCTCTAGTAAATTCTCTATCACTCGTCCAGTGGAAAGGGCGGTGCTATCATGATTTAATCCACATAGCAATCCATCCCACGATGATTCAGCCCAGAGTGATCCCACTTGGCTAAAGGGTAATAGTGGTGAGGAGGGACACCATTTGGTACCATAATGAAATCTCAAACAAAATCTAAATACAAGGGTCTATGGTACAGCACAGCCCCCCACCCCCCGAGGGGGAGGCCCTATCCATTTGGACGCTAAATTTGACAATCTTGTGGAATATGTTATAATGTAATCAACAATTAAATAGGCCTTGGGCCTAACCACTTGACAGCCGATCCGCCATGTGGTACGCTGCTTACAGTTCTTTGACAATTGAATATATACCTAATCCAAAGAGTGGGAGGGTTCACCTAACCTATTAAGGAGAACCATACCATGACAACTACAACTGTTACCTTTAAAGTGGCAATGGATGCGGAACAGAAGGCCGCAAAGAATTTCAAGGAAGTTAAATTTGAATGTTCCTTTGACGGGGTGTCTGAAGATACCATTCGCCGAGCTGCCCTTCAAAATCAGATCGTGGCCTGGCAGGGACAGATCAGGGCCAATTGGGACAAGTTCATCTCAGGTGAAACTCCCAAGGTCGTAACCTTTGGCAATCCTCTGTTTGCCGGAAAGCGTGGTGGGCGTGGGCCAATCACTGAGGCCGATGTGAAGGCCTTCCTCTCTGGGAAGACGCCCGAGCAGATCATGGCCTTTCTCAAGGGGGCCGACGATGTAAAGCTGGAAGCAGTGAATACTTCTGCCAAGCCGGAGGTAGAGCTGGACGAAGACGGCGACCCTATTTTCCAGGATCCTGGGGACGACACCGGATACTAACACAAGCGATAATTCTCAACCTAATTAGAACCCTCCTACTCTTTGTATTGGGTATATGTTCACTGAACGTGGTGTAATCCATGGGAATCCATTGTAATTGATTGCATGGCCTGCATTGGATGCATTGACGCAACCCACCCCATCCACACACACATCAAAAATGGGTGTAACGCCAGTATCGACGTAACTAATGGGTTGTAATTCAATGTAATGGATGTATCCATGTAATCCTGTAATGGTGTAATGTAGGTATTTAATATAATACTTAAATTATATAACGTAAGAGAGACATATATAGAAAGAGTTTATAGAGTTACACAATTACACCAATACCTAGATTCTCCTCAATTACAACTCTTAACTACAGGGTTAAGTGGATTACAATGGAATTTTTGGGCGTGTACGGAGGGGGTGGGTTCTGGAGGTTCATTCAATGGTTGGGGTTCATTGGATTACATGGGATTACATCCCAAAGGAGGAAACCATGACTACGTTTACTTATAGTTGGAGATTCACCCGAATGGCGAATAGACTAAGGGCCAGGACTCTCTCTGGGAATGGAGAAGAGGATTGGATTTCCTGGACTTTCGCCAGGAGGTTTGGTGCTCGTGGATTGTGGCATTGATCCTTGGGACTATAGGACAGCCGCAGGATGTCATGCTCACTGGTCATGCTCTAGTTTCCATTACCATTAGTATGATATCACAGAAGTCTTACTATCTTCATGAGGAATTAGGGAGGAGATTGTGCTATGTTGATTTAATCCATATAGCACAGGCTTTCTCCCTACTTCTACGTTCAGATTAAATTTAAAATTTGGTTAGATATTGACCTCTTGTGTAATCCATGGTATTGTGTAATTGATGTAATTGGCATTCCATTAGTAATCAATTAAATAAGGAGAAATAAGCCATGAGATTTAGAAAGGTAGGGAAGCCAAAGTTTCCTGATATTGAAAGAGGCCCCCTTGCCAGAAAAGGTAAGGAAATGGGATTCTTAAATTATGCCTCTATGGCTGTGAGTAGATGGCAATGGCCTGATCCGGTTATATTCTGGACTTGGCGTGACCAACAAGCAGAGTTCTATGCTGAAAGACGTAGATCAATGTGGACAAAGAGGATGATTGTAGGAACTGTGGTTCTTGTAGTAATAGGACTTATAATCTGGGCCATTGTTTAGTTGGCCAACCGTGGGGTGGCATGCTCCTGGATAGGAAGTCACCCATTTAATCTAACCAATAAGGATAATATCATGGAAACTAAAGAAACCCGAGATCAAGAAGTGCATAAGGCCAAGGAATTCGTCGAGGAAATCCTCCTTGACATTACCGAAAAGGGTATCAAATCTGGACTTCCGGCCAAAGGGGTCACAGCCATCCTTCTCCATTCCATCTGTGCTTCTTTCCTAATAATGGTAGGCCTGGATAAGTTCATAACTGTCATAGCTACCATCATGATGGATTTGGGAGTGCCTATCATTGCAGGAGCTGTTCCTGTAGAAGAGAAGAGTTCCTCAATTCATTAACCTTAACCTCTTGGAGAATCCTCATGCCTACTATCAATGGAGTTAAGTCTTGCAACAACTGTGGTCAAACTCACTGTAAGGGCATCGCTCATATGGGGCCTTGTGACCATTACAAGAATCCTGAGCAGCCTAAGGGTTCCACCCTCTCAAAGATCCTGTGTTCTGAGAATCAGAAGAAGATTGAACGATTGGTAGAAGTTCTGACCAAATACAAGGTTCAGCTCCAATCACTCATTTAACTCCTGAGGTGAAGTCATGACTAAGACTGAGATTCTTGAGGAGTTAGTTTATGAACAGAAGAAGCATTCCATCTGTAAGCATTGCCCAATTAGGTGGAATGGTGGTAGATCGCATCCAAGGGCTGGAAAGGTAAAGATTATTAAACCTTCAACAATACAAGAGGCTAATGATGAAAAAGCAAGTTGACTATCCCGAACTTGAAGGTAAGGTCTTTAAATATATCTTTAATAATGGTGAAGAGATCTATGCCCAAGTAGTTGGCTGTAATAGAGAAATTGGCATTACTGCAATAGATATAGATAATCCTGAACAATTTGTAGTGTGTATAAATGCCGAGATTCATAATGTAGATAGATGGACACCTATATACAATGGTATGTTTGATGCTTTAGTACATGGCATTGAGACTAACTATCTCGAAGCATGGCATATAGAACAATACTATGATTGTGTACATATCCCTCATCATTATGGCTCTATCAACAACAAATGTGCTTTTGTATAAGGAGAACTCCAATGACTAATGAGCCTTGTAAAGGTCTTTGGTTTAGGATTAACCATGATCGTGCGGTTACTGAGAGAGGGGCTTCTCTACGCATCCAAATGAGGCTCCTTAAGAGGGATTCCTGTCCTGGATGTCCTAAATGTATTGATTTGAAGTATAAGCTCTTTACACTTAGGGAAATAGTAGACAACCTCCACCTAAAACAACATGGCCAGAAGTGCCAACTAAGACTTAAGAAGAAGGAGACACAGAAATGCTAACAATTGAAGAAGCAAGGAAAATGATAGGAACTGAATTCGACTACATCTTCGAAAATGGGGATAGTATCCGAGCATATATGAAGAAATTTGATCCTGAAATTGGCCTCACTTGTATGTCCTTAGACACAATCACAGAAAAAGGATGGAAAGATCCTAATTCCGAAGAAGATGGAACTATGTGTGTAATAGCCTTTGATTTTAAGTGTGGCCATAAATTATCAGAGGCACTTTCTAAACTTGAAGAAATTCGAGATACTGGAAAATATGTAGGTACTCCCCAAAGTGGTTTTGGTGTATCTTGTGCCTTCATGTAAGTGAGGACCATATGCCAGACTACACACTGATTGAACTCAACGGTAAAACTCTTGAGTTTAGTGAAAAGAAGATCAGTCGCCCTGAGCACTATGGATCTAAAGTCCATCGTAGTGTTTGGGGCTACTTCACCTACACTACACTCAAACAGAAGAGAGACATCGAGCACAATAAAGATCGTCTTATTGAGGAGATGATCTCAGACACAGCCACTCAATTAGGTGAGATGGCTAAGCAACTCAGGCAATTGAAAGAGATTAAAGAAAAGAGGAACACTAATCATGAGTAAATTATCCCAAACTCTAAAACGCCCAGCAACCCTGGTTCTTACAACCAGGATAGATGCTCGCTATCTAGCGACCCTAGCCATGTATTGGAATTCTAAGGGTGAGAACCCTACTTCAGTCTCTGAACTTGCAAGATTGTGTATGGAATCCTTCTCAGAGCTCCTCACTGTCAACAATCAAGTTACCTTCGTACCTACACAAGAGGAAGCATTGGAGATTTTAGACAGAATGAATCTCGCAGTTAAGCGAATAAACCCTAAGAATCTAGCCCTTGCTATGCAAACGGAAGGTATGTCCCTTGAGTCTCTGACTACCTTTCTTGATCCTAAGAAAGTGGTAAAGAATACAGGTATTCAAACCTCTGGCCCTTCCCATGAGATGGCACTCGCTGGATTGGAGAGTCGTCTTCTTGACCAACGAGTGGCCGAGGCCCAGGATAGAACCAAAGAGTTTAAAGATTCACTGGGAATTATCCCTGATGTGGAGGACAACGATGATAAAAATGAAGATTGATGGCAAAGTAAGAAGGGTTAGATGCGGATGTGACTATCCTAACGCAATTCCTAATATTATGTGTAGTTGGAGTATTGCTAAAGAGTATGCTGAAAGGAGAAATCTAGAAGTAAGGTGTACTGGGCTGTTAGTTATATGTCCTAAGTGTAATCTATATCCTTGGTATATGCAGAGGAAAGATACTAAAAATACCAGAGATTATATAATTGAGGAGGATATCAAATGATCTTTCGATATTTATTCTGGTGGCTCTATCCTCATATCCTAAAAGATGCTGTCCGTTATAGGTATCTCCGAAATAACGGATGGGTAACGGGGAAGTTTGTAGTTACAAGTAGGAAGAATGTTAGGGTGCATGTAGGATGTCCAGCTCTCACCGTTCTGGACAAACAAATAGACAAAGAACTCTTCTATTAGGAGCATTGCTATGATGATTAAATCAACACAGCAACAAATCTTCCCCTTACCATTCGCCAAGGAGTGTCCACCACAGGTGTCGTGGATACCTCCAAGGCTGTACAAGTTACGAGACTCTGCTAAGCAATGCAGAGAAGACATAATCAGAGCAACAGTAAACCTACAGCAACTAAAAGAGGAGTTCAACAGAATAAACAGAGAGTACATAGAACTACAAACAAAGCTCTTTGAAGAGGTGGGGATGGTTCAAGTGCTTCCTGAGGTAACTAAGACCACCAAAGTATCAACCCACAAACTAGCTAGTGAGGAGGAGGTAATTTCCAGCCTTAATACTATGTCCAATAGTGCTAAGAATTCCTTGATCCAAGAACTCTTGGAACTCAAAAGGAAGGAAGAAGATCTGGAACTTGCCCGTGCAAATTGGACTATTGGAGGCTGAGCTATGGCCCACAATCATGTAACTGGCCCTAGTGTAATCACTGAGGAGGACATAAAACTTAATGTAACTCTAACTATTAAGGACGTAGGGAGGTGGTACATAGTTATCAACTACCACACTCATATTGTTCGAGATGAAGAGCATGGTCTTGAGTTGAAATCTCTAATCCAAAAACTTCATTAACTGGTAAGAGGGTAATTTATTTTTTCCATAGACATTGACAACTACCAACATCCATGGTATATTGGGATCACAAAAGCGGGCAATGATGCCCAACTCAACCAACCCAAAAGGAGTACGAAAGTATGGCTAGTCAGACTGTAGAAGCACGGTATCAGGTAAAGGACAAAGATGGCAATGTTGTACTGAATGAAGAAGGTCAGCCCTCTTGGGTACAGGCCGCAGTGAACTATGACTTTGGTGACAATCTGGATTCTGCCGTTGAGCTGTGTGGCGCGGAAGCAGTCCACAGTAACTATGTTGCCAATGCTAAGGTTGGCCTCCAGTCTATCATCCGTGCCAAGTTGAAAGCTGGGCTGTCTGTAGACCAGATTCAGACTCTGGTTGATGCTTGGAAGCCTGGCATGGTGATCGAGAAAACTCAGGTAGATCCGGCGGTTGCAGTGAAGAACATGTTCGCTGGCTGGTCTGCTGAGAAGCAAGCCCAGTTCCTTGCTGATCTGGGTGTTCAGGCTTAATTCCTTTAATTAGGCATTAAGTTATTCCTAAATTGTGGCCCCGTGGTTTAGGAATCTTTGGCGTATACTCTCCTTCCGCCAACATAACGGGGCTTTTTAGTCGGCTGGTTAATGTACCATTTGACTCAATACTCTGGAGCAATATGAAACTCTGCTGTCAAGGAATCCAAGGATGTGGGCAAGAGTGTAGATCTAAGGTTTATGATTACTCTTTTGGCCATGCCTATGGAACTGAAGAAGTATTTGTAATTCTTTCAGATTGTTGTGAGGCTCCGGTAGTTGATGAATTTGGAAAGGAACTTTCTGAACCAGAACTCTTATCAATCAAAGAATGGAATGAGGTATAACTTTGGCCATCCGCTCTGGAATCCAACTAGCTATGCCATTTGAGGAACGTCGCATCCTTAACAATGGACGCTTCCAAACAAGATGGACTCCACCCTATATCGTCCAACCTAAGTTGAATGGTGAGCGTTGTCGTATGCTAGTAGAAAATGGACGATGCCTTCTCCTATCTTCAAGTGAAGATATTATTCCCGCAGTGCCTCACATAAATCAGGCTGGACTCTCTCTGCCCAATGGTGAGTACGATGGTGAACTCTATGTTCATGGTATGAGTTGGTCTGAAATCCACTCCATTGTAAGTAGAGAGACTAACATTCACCCTGATAATGGTAAGATGGAACTTCACCTTTTCGATGAAGTAAACAATGCCCCACAATGGTATAGACTTCAGTGTTTGAATGCCAAACTTCTCGCACTAGGAGATGGCCCCATAAAAAGAGTTCCACTAAACGTGGCTGGTAACCTCTCTGACCTTTACCAACTCTATGACAAGTACATAGAGATGGGCTATGAAGGATTCATAGTACGAGAAATGAACTCCCTCTATGAGCGCAAGCGAATAGGTGGAATGATGAAGTTCAAGCCTAAGAAAACAGACCACTACCTTATCAAAGGAGTTTATGAAGCAATCTCTGAAAATGGAACCCCTCTTGGTATGGTCGGAGGATTTGATTGTATAGATGACCAAGGAACTTCATTCTCTGTAGGTGCTGGGAAACTATCTCATGATGAACGTAAGCACTTATGGAGCAAGTGGCTAGAGGCTGCGGGTAGTTATAGAAATGATAAATATCTAGAGATCGAATACCAGACTATGTCCGATAAGAATAAAGTCCCTCTCTTTAGTCGTGCAGTAAGGATTGTAGACTCAAAGCCTGAGTGTGGAGATGAGTAACAGCTTATTGCTATCAGATTAAATCAACATAGGAATACCGTCATGCCTATACCCCTGGTACTAATCGAAGGCACTACTTACACACGAATCTTACACAAAGTAGTTACTAACGTAATAGAAGTCTCCATCAAGCTCTCACCTGCTGACTTGGAGGACTTCCGTCTCTACCCTAAAGCATTCATCGAGGCTAACAATGTCAAGGATTAAAAGAGTACCTTCATGGTTGCAACTAAGGAACTTCACCTTACAGGGCAGGATTAAGTCTATTCAGTTCAATATCTCCTGCCTGATCCTTAAGTACTCTAAGACCCATCTTGCAGCTATTGAAGTGGAACAGTTAGCCAATTGCCTTAGCACATTAAATAGCCTACTGGCCTCATATAATAAGAGGACAGAAGCTTTAGAGAAATCCTTAGATAAGGTGAAGATATGAAAACCTACGTAACATTTGGCAAGGCTCACAGGCATGAAGTGAATGGAAAAGTATTTGATAGAAACTGTGTAGCTGTTATACATTCTGAGAGTTCTGAAGCTGGCCGTGCTAAAGCCTTTGAACTATTTGATGATAAGTTCTGTTTTGAATACTCCGAAGATCGGTGGGATAAATCTAAGATGGGATATTTCCCTCGTGGTTATATAGAGGTAGAAGGATGAACATCTCTGAACTTCCACTCCCTATTCAGTACCATCCGAGCATGGACATCTTGGACTCAACTAAAATCCAATGCTACCAGGACTGCCCGAGGATGTTCTTCTATGAGTATGTTCTAGGATGGAGATCCTCTTATCCCAACAACCATCTTCATTTTGGCAAAGCAGTACACATAGCTCTGGAGCATATCATCCTCCATGG